AAGGAGGCTACTTTAGGTTGTGTCATATCGACACGATCTAACCACTTGGAGCAGATAATGCGCACTAGGACTCGAGGAGGTTTTATTCCGGGAGTTGTCGTCCAAAACGATTGGTACCCCAATGGTACCTTCGCTGGCACTTTGACTCACGTTACGAACCCGCCTCAAGCGGCGTATGGTATGGAGGAATCCATATCAGACGTTCCCACCCGTGGATTCAAGAAATTGCAATCCCAGGGTCTAGTGATCATGAATGATGTCTCGATTAGCCGTACGACTCTCGCATCCTCTTCACAGGGATTCGAGATAGGTCCTTACCCCGACTGGGGTCATAGGACGGTTACCGGTGATGTCATTGCGTTCCTCGGAGGTAACTCTGAGGATCCTGCCGACTATCTTCAAAAGACCGCGGAAGCAAAGCAATTCACTCTCCAGAAGGCATACGACAAAGTAGCCTCTGAGGATCTGATGAGCCTTGTTACTGTGGCTGAAGCAGCAAAAACTGCGAAGATGTTGGCAACTCCATTCGACAATGCAATCCGGCTTTTGAGGAGAGCCGTGAACGCAAAGACGAAAGCTCTGGAGAGAGGTCTCAGATTGGCTGATGCGGCGGCAGCTGCGTGGGCTGAAACTCGACTAGGTTGGAAACCCTTCCTTTTCGATGTTCAGAACATTGCCGATGCTTATGCACAGTCTACAACTGGGTACTTCAAACCAACCCGGCTTGTGGCCAGGTCGTCTTTCAAGCACTCTCGAGTGATTGAAGATGACTATACGTGGTCGGCTCCCTTCCTTGGAGGGGTTCCGCTACGTCGGGTGAAGACTCTCAACACAAAGGTCTCGTCAGGGGTTCTTTACGAACTTTTCGATGAGTCTCAAGTGGACTCCACGGCGCGTCTGATGTCGCTTAGACTATCAGATATTCCGCGGAGCTTATGGGAACTGATCCCCTATTCCTTCGTTGTGGACCGGTTCATTTCGATTGGTAACTGGCTTAATGCCATTACACCGAAACCCGGGGTCAGTATCAAGGGAAGTTGGATCACCGAGACTAACGAAGCGAAGGTTGCCGTGAGGCAGCTCAACTACGTTTTTCCGGTGGGCAACAACTATTGTACTGTTCCTGGTGGCAACACTTGGGAGGCGACTTCCAAGGGTATGCACAGAACCGCTAACCCACAATCGCCGGTGTTTGAGCTTCCAGCTTGGAATCCCAAACGACTTTCTTGGCAACAAACGCTCGATCACTACGCATTGGCCTACGGGCTTCTGCGAGGATTGGGTATTACCTACAAAGGGTAAACATGGGCCTGAAAAACATGTCCATTCTGTGGGGGGCAACTATCACTCCCTCCGCTGGCACCGCCATGGTCTTCGCAGACGATGGGACAACCGTTCAAAACGGGGTGCGACTGGTCGTTCCTGCTACCGCCGACTACCGCGTACGCGAAAGCGCTACGTTTAAGTACAAGGCGCCAACTGTTGACCCGAAGCTGGCTCTGTACAGCCGTGATTCCAAAGAGGTGGTTATTACCATCCCAATGGTCACGGCTTCAGGCCGAATCGAGTTCAACACGTTGCGGATCACCAGGCAAGTTCATCCGGAGTACTCTGCCGCCAATTGCACGAATCTGAACAAGCTTGCTTGTCAGATCCTTGCCGGCGACACCGACACGGACAACTTCTGGGCCGCCGGCTCGATGACGTAAGTCAACGAGTGGGCCGTGTCAACCTTCGACAGGTTGATGCAGGTTCGAAACAAAGGACTGAAGCCTCAGGTTTAATTACCTTTGGTAGAAGTCTAGAGTTGAGAATGGCACACTTTCTGCTTAAGACCATTACAGAAAGGCACTCTGTGAAAGAACAACCGTTCGATCACGACAGTTTTGCTTGGAAACTTGCAGGCTGTTTTCTCGAAGACTTTGAGCCGTTCCTTCCTCCAGGCCACCTTGACGCTGCAAAATCGGCGCAAGCCGACCGCAACATTGTTGCTTGGAGGGGAATGACCGTTGGTGACGGAACTAGTGTTCATCACTTCAAACTTTCTCGACAGATTGATAACCTGTTCAAGAAGTTTCAGTTTCAGAAGGACCTCTACACGCCACAGCAACTACTTGATTCCTCCGTGGAGAAATTCATGGAGAACCAAAATAGGCTTATGGGCTTCTCTATCGTTGAGGATCATACGCTCAAGAGCGTACTCTTCCGCGCTAGGGGATATGTAGACGAAATCTTGGGAGAATATTCCAAGTTCGAAATCCTCTCTGAAGCAACGTTCGGCAAGAAGTCGTCCGTAGGGATACCGATGCGTCTCGCCTGTGAAGGCGCCCGCTACGATGCCCCAATTACGGGTTCCCGAGATCATGTCACGTGGTTCCGCGAAATATACTCTCGCTGGAATAGACCTGCGTACTTGTACGCAGAGCGACGAGCCGCCTCCGCAAGGAAGGAGCTCACCCGTGTCGTTGACTCGGTCGAGGCTGTTCTTGTTGACAAGACCTGGAAGTCACTTCGCATGATCTGTCCTAACACCACTATTGGTACTCTGTACAGTAGTGGGCTAGGCAGGACTATCGAAGCTCGGTTACGGTCTTACGGGTACGACATAAAACGTCTTCAAGGCGTTCATGGTCAACTCGCTAAGTTCGGAAGCATCACAGGGACACTTGTGACTGCTGATCAATCTATGGCCAGTGATAATATCACTGTACAGTTGATCGACCGGCTCTTCTCTCGCCCATGGGCTAGCGCCCTTAAGCTTGGGAGGATAGCGGAAATTGAACTCTATGGAAAACGAGTGTCTTCACCGACATTTGCCACCATGGGGATCGGTTTTACTTTTCCGCTCCAGACTCTTGTCTTTCTGTCGTTGCTCCTTGCTATACGAGATGAG